GAAGAAGCTCAACAAATAATTGCAAACATGATGTTTAATCTCGGATATCCTAGGTTATCAAATTTTCGTGGTATGAAAGCTGGTGTTGATGCACGTGACTGGAATCGTGCTGCTGATGAGATGGTAGACAGTCGTTGGTATAATCAAGTTGGTGCTAGAGCAGAAAGACTTGTTGACCGGATGAGAGAAATCAAATAGAATAGGCTAATGAGCAACTTAGACTTAAATTACTACTGCAGAGTTTATGATAACTTTCTTGATGCAGATCTCTGTGATTTCTACGTCAATGAGTTTGAAAGACTTTTAGTTGATGAAGCTGAAAAAATTGAAAAATATAAAATCTGTAAAGCTGCAACAAGACCTGATGGTACCACATACTGTGGTGCATGCAACTGCCAACGGCTAGACCCAATGCAGCACGAGGTGTTCAATGAAACTAACAAACAAATTTTGTTTGAAAAAATACCATTGCTGCACGATAGATACAAAGAAGATTATAATTTACACGCCGCTCAGTTTCCTAAATCATATTCTGTTGAAGCACTGAGAATGAAACGTGTGTTAAGAGAAGATGGTTCATCAACAGCACAACAGTTCACTGAACATGTTGATGTAAGCTCTTGGGCAAAAGGTAAAAGATTTTTAGCAATTTTAATTTATTTAAATGATGATTTTGGTGGTGGTGAAACTGTATTTCCTACGTTTGGCGATTCTATCAAACCTAAGAAAGGCTCGGTACTCGTTTTTCCCCCGTATTGGTGTTACCTGCATGCAGGTAGACCGTTGACTGATTACGGATATGCAAAGTATTATATGTTATCATTCTTAAACTATAATGATACTTTCAATGATGTTACTGCAATGTCAACGAACATATCTGTTGATAATTATCTCAAAGCCTTTAACGATGGTGCTATAAAAAGCAAATGACTAAATTTTATACTGGTGCATTTACGTTCCACGGAATGTCTCGAGACAGTGATCCGAGGGCTGCTGAAATCTATTCGCATAAGGCACGAACCGATTTAATTTATTATACGTATTACGAAGATGGTAAAAAACATCACGTAAAGGAGAAAATTAAACCGTATATGTTTCTTGAGGAAAAGGATCTGCTTCATGTAAATGGATTTATTGAAGCTGAAAGATCGTTTTCATCATACGACGGAAAGCCTTTGTGGCGTGTTGATTTTAAATCAATAAGAGATTATAAAAGTCAACGAAGAAGCGACAAAGATATTATGAGATTCAGAACATGGTATGGATCAGAGAACTGGAACTATGTTTTTCTGAATGACCATTATCCTGGTGAAGTTAATTATGACGTGACAAAACTTGTTATTGCTAATATCGATATCGAGGTAGCTGCTGATGAAGGCTTTCCTGTAATTGAGGATGCATCTAAACCAGTTACAGCAATAACAATGAAGGTCAATGATTTAATTATTGTGTTTGGTTGTGATCAGTTTACTACTGATCGTGAAGACATAAAGTATGTCTTGTGTGAAGATGAAAATGATCTGCTTCAAAAGTTTATTCAGATTTTTAGAAACTATGATCCAGACATCATTACTGGTTGGAACGTAGAATATTTTGATATTCCATATCTTTTGTATAGAATAAAGAATACTCTTGGTTTTGAATATTGTACAAAACTAAGTCCGTTTGATTGTATTGGTATTAAGAAAGTTGGTAGAGATCAAAATAACAAACCAATTGAACGGCCTGAGATTATTGGTATTAATGTTCTTGACTATCTTGCATTGTATAGAAAGTTTACATATGTCCAACAAGAGAGCTACTCACTGGACAATATATCATTTGTACATCTCGGTGAGAAGAAACTAGACTACAGTGAACATGATGGTCTAATGTCATTGTATAAAAATGACTATCAAAAGTTTATTGAGTATAATATTAGAGACGTTGAGCTTGTTGATGAACTAGACAAACATCTTGGCTTACTTGATCTTGTGTATGCACTAGCCTATGATGGTAAAGTTAACTTCTCTGACACTCTTACATCTGTTAGAATGTGGGATATGATTATTCATAACCATCTCTATAGTAAGAAGATTGCAATTGATCCTTTTGTAAAGAAACCTAAAGAACGTCTTGTTGAAGGTGCTTACGTAAAAGATCCTCAAGTTGGAATGCATAAGTGGGTTGTATCTTTCGACTTGAATAGTCTGTACCCACACTTGATCATGCAATATAATATTGGTCCGGACACATATCAAGGTCAAGTGCCTGGTCATTTAGTCAAGTATGTGTCTGTAAATAGTATCATTAAAGGAGCATATGATACTCCCGAAGTTAAGAAATATATGAAAGATCATAATGTTACTATATGTGGATCTGGTGCAATGTACACGAGAGACTTTAAAGGTTTCTTGCCTGAAATGATGTACAAGTTGTATAATGACAGATCTATCATTAAAGATAAAATGTTGAAGATAAAACAAGAAGCTGAAGATTCAAAAGAAGATAGATCATCTGAAATTGCTAAACTAGATAATATGCAGATGGCTAGAAAGATTCAACTTAATTCTGTTTATGGTGCACTCGGAAACGAATATTTTAGATGGTTTGATATTAAGTATGCTGAATCAATTACTCTATCTGGTCAGCTTTCGATAAAATGGATGGAGAAGCATATAAATGAATATCTTAACAAAATGCTTGAGACGGACAACATTGACTACGTTATTGCTTGCGATACCGACTCGATGTACATTACTCTTGACCGGTTGGTTAATAAAGTATTTAAAGATAGAGAAGTTACACAGGGGGATATTGTGTCCTGGCTTGATGTGGCGGCTAGAGAGGGATTTGAACCGTTTATTGATAAAACTTTTACAAACCTTGCTAAGATGGTCAATGCCTACGAACAAAAAATGGTAATGAAGCGTGAGGCAATTGCTGACAAAGGTATGTGGACAGCAAAGAAACGATATGCTCTTCATGTTCATTCAATGGAGAGTGTTAGGTTTTCAGAACCACAATTGAAGATACAAGGTCTTGAGACTCAACGTTCATCTGTACCTGCAATTTGTCGATCAAAGATGAAAGAAGCTATTAAACTAATTATGGAAAAGGATGAGAAGTCTCTGATAGATTTCGTTGAAGATTTTCGTAATGAATTTAAGAATTTACAATTTGAAGATGTTGCCTTTCCTCGGGGAGTCCGAGGATTAAATAAATATAAAAGTACTGATACAATTTATGGTAAAGGTACACCGATTCACGTACGTGGAGCTTTAGTTTTTAATCACTTATTAGTAGAGAAGAATTTACTTTCGAAGTACAATCCTGTATTTGAAGGTGATAAAATTAAGTTCTGCTATTTAACACTACCGAACCCAGCTAGAGAAAATGTAATTGCTGCTGTTAATAGTTTACCGAGACAATTGGATATCCATCCATACATAGACTACCAGATGCAATTTGAAAAGAGCTTTTTGGAACCAATGAGAACGATTGCTGAAACAATCCAATGGAGACTGGAACGTGGTGGTGCAACACTGGAGGATTTTTTCTGATGGTAAATAAAAGTTTTGATTTTGATTTTGGCTTTACAGCAATGGATGCTGATGAGCTTGATGCAGTTCAAACAACCAAAGAAGAAGCAACACAAGCAACTGCAACAGCGTTGTCTTTACAAGACAAATGTGATACACTATACAATATGATTATGCCGCTTCTTAATAATTTACAAAAGAACCCAACAAAAGAATATATCTATTGGCCTAATCGCAATGATAAGGTTGAAGAATTTCGTGACAAATTAACGGAGATTTATACAGGATGAGTGACTTTTTTCGTAATTTAGCTGAGGACATCAAGGATGAAGATACATCCATTGCAGCAGATGGACTTAGCTCGGGTGAATATACTGGAACAATTGATACAGGTTCTTATGTTCTCAATGCTGTATTATCTGGCAGTGTGTATGGTGGTGTACCTAATAATAAAGTAACAGCATTTGCCGGTGAGTCTGCTACTGGCAAAACGTTTTTTGTTCTTGGTGTTGTTACTCAATTTCTAAATGACAATCCAGATGCAGGTGTTGTATACTATGATACAGAGGCTGCTGTAACAAAGGACATGATGGAGGCTCGAGGTATTGATACACGTCGAGTTATTATTGCTGAGCCAGATACTATTCAGAAGTTTAGAACACATGCATTGAAAGTAATCGAGAATTATGAGAAAACGCCTGAGAATGATAGGCCACCAATGATGATGGTGCTTGATTCGCTGGGTCTTCTTTCGTCTGAGAAAGAGCTAGCTGATAGTGCAGCTGGCAACGACACCCGAGACATGACGAAGTCTCAGTTAATTAAAGGCGCATTCAGAGTACTGACTCTTAAACTAGCAAAGATTAAAGTTCCTATGCTCGTTACTAACCATGTATATGAAGTCATTGGTTCTTATATTCCAATGAAGGAGATGGGTGGCGGTAGTGGTCTAAAGTATGCAGCTTCAACTATTGCCTTTCTTGGTAAGAAAAAAGAACGAGATGGTAAAGACATTGTTGGTAACATTATTAAAGTAAAAATGTTTAAGTCACGGTTAAGTAAGGAGAACAAAGAAGTTGAATGTCTGCTTAACTATGATACTGGTTTGGATAGATATTATGGACTGATTGATCTAGCACTTGAGTCTGGTGTATGGACAACATCAGCAAATCGTGTTGTGACACATGATGATCAAAAAGTTTATCCAAAAGCCATTTATAAAGATCCGGAGAAGTACTTCACTAGTGAAGTGATGGAATCAATTGAGAAGTTATGTAATGACAAGTATAGGTATGGAGGTGTAGAAGTTGATAGAGCAGACGATTCTGACGAATCTGATTCACAATGAAGAATACGTAAGGAAAGTTCTACCGTATATAAAGAAGGAGTATTTTCAAGATTATATTGATCGTTCTATCTTTGAATCTATCGAACAACACTTCACAAAATATAATGCTTGTCCGAGCATCGATGCTCTAAGATTAGATGCGGGCAATAATGGTAATTACACAGAAGATCAATACAAAGCGGTTGGGGAACTTTTGTCGAGTTTACAACCAACCAGGGAGACTTTTGAGTGGTTACTAGACCAAACTGAGACCTTTTGTAAAGATAAGGCAATCTACAATGCTATTATGGAATCTATTAGTGTTATCGATGGTAAGAGCAGCAAGTCTAGGGGTGCATTACCTGGAATCCTTACTGATGCTCTTGCCGTTAGTTTTGATCCACACGTTGGTCATGACTTCATAGAGGATGCTGAAGATAGATGGGAATTCTACCATCAGAAAGAAATTAAATTACCATTTGATATTGATTTGCTCAATGATGTAACTAAGGGCGGATTATCAAAGAAAACACTTAACGTAGTCCTTGCAGGTACTGGTGTCGGTAAAAGCATGTTCATGTGCCACTGCGCTGCAGGAAATCTAAGAGATAATAAGAATGTTCTTTATGTTACATTAGAGATGGCAGAAGAAAAGATAGCAGAACGTATTGACGCTAATCTTATGGGTCTGACTATTGATGAAGTTCATGAACTTTCAAAAGAAGTTTATGAAAAAAAGATAACGAGATTAAAAAATAACTATCTAGGTAAGATAGTTATTAAAGAATATCCTACAACAGGTGCTAATGTAAACCATTTGAGATATCTACTCAATGAACTAAAGATTAAAAAGTCGTTCGTCCCAGACATCATATATGTAGATTATCTTAATATTATGATGAGCTCGAGGATGAAATATGGAGCAGGAGTCAATTCGTATACGTACATTAAAGCGATTGCAGAAGAGTTACGAGGCCTCGCTGTGGAATTCAACGTGCCAGTCGTCTCTGCTACACAAACCACAAGATCGGGTTACACGTCTACTGATCTGGGGCTTGAAGACACCTCGGAGAGCTTTGCTTTGCCGGCGACTGCTGACTTTATGTTTGCAATTATTAGCACCGAAGAACTCCAAGACTTAAACCAGATTCTTGTCAAGCAGCTGAAGAATAGATACTCTGATCCGAGTTTCAATCGTAGGTTTATTGTTGGTGTTGACAGAGCCAAGATGACATTGTATAATGTGGAACAGTCTGCGCAAGATGATGTGTTGGATGAAGCAGCTGTTTTTGATAACTCTGAAGTTCATAACCGAAACATAAAGGAAGCATTTAATGACTTCATATAAGGTAAAAAAGTCTGGAAGTAGCTATAATATTGTTGAAATTATTGACAATGTACACTATATCGTTGCACAAAGTTCAAACAAAGATGTCGCTTACAGACTTTCCTCACACCTTAACTTAGGTGGAGGTTTTGACGGTGCAACACCAACTTTTTTTATCACTCCACCGGTTAAACTTATAAATAAAGATGCCGAGGTATGTTAGAGTAGTTGGGGGACTTCTCTAGCGGCAAGTGTCAATAGACTCTCGGAATTGATAGGAATAAACGTGGGGTTCGTCCTATCCATATCTCTGTGCAAAAGATAAAAGGCCTGGTATCAATCAAGATATCAGGCCTTTTTACTGGGGTGAAGGGTTAGAGTTGGGATTGCAGTCATTAAAAACTCATGTTAGTGTTGACTAATTCTACAAACTTATTTATAATACACATTACTCGGCTAGGAGTGAAAAATGGACTTTTATCCTCAATCAC